CAAGATATACCCGCCGATGAGCATGGACTACGCACCCAAGATTCTCGGGGTTGACCCGGCACGCTTTGGCAACGACAGGAGTGTGATCTTTTCACGCCAGGGTCTGGTGGCCTTCAATGCCCAAGTGTTTCGCGGCATTGACAACATGGACCTGGCTGGCCGGGTGGCGGCGCGCATTGAGGAGTGGCAGCCGGATGCTGTCTTCATCGACGCGGGCGCTGGTGCTGGGGTGATCGACCGGCTCAGACAACTGGGCTATGACGTGATCGAGGTCAACTTCGGCGGCAAGTCGTCCAACCTGCGCTATGTGAACAAGCGGACCGAGATGTGGCATGAGATGGCTGACTGGGTCAAGGCCGGCGGCTCAATCCCGAATGACAACGGCCTCAAGCTCGAGCTGGCCACACCCACCTACAAGTACGACGCGGCCAACCACATCGTGCTGGAGTCCAAGGACGACATCAAGAAGCGCATGCCAGGCGGCGGCTCGCCTGACCTGGCCGACGCGCTGGCCTTGACGTTTGCCTTTCCCGTGGTCAAGAAGCTGGACGGCCATGCCAAGCTGGCGGGCAAGCAGCAGCGCAAAGAGTACGACCCTTACGAAAGCCTGAACCAGTAGGGCGGTGCGCGTAACCGGCTGACCAGCGGCCACCATGCAGCCTACGAATAACCGAGGCTGAGCATGACCGACATAGCAGTGACGACAAGCGAGACGGCATCCGTGCTGTCGCTGCTGCCTGCTGGCGGCACGCTTGAAGACAAGATCTTCGCGCTTGAAGCCATGATGCTGGAGCAGCCCCAGGTGGACACACCCCTGCGGCATTGGTTCTGCAATGGCATGTATGCCCGCGAGTTCTCAGTCCCCGCCGGCACGCTGCTGACCGGCGCCATTCACCTGGACGACTCGATCGCAGTGATGCAGCAGGGCCGCGTTCGGGTGGTCAATGCCGACGGCACCGAGCAGGACATCACGGCACCAGCCACCTTCATTCAACCAGCCGGCACCAAGCGCATTGGGCTGGTGATGGAGGACATGGTCTGGACCACGTTTCACACATGCAAGGCCACGAACGTCGAGGCTGCTGAGCTGGAGCTGGTGACAAACGAGCGGCCGGCAACCCTACAACTTACCGGCCGCGTGCGGCTGACAGGAGAAACCCCATGAGCTTCATGATCGCTGCTGTGGTCACCATGGCGGCCACCACTTACGTGCAGTACGACCAGGGCAAGAAGGCCGCGGCTGCACAACAGCAGGCGGCCACGCAAGCCACGGCATCAGCCACCAAGGCAGCCGACCAGGCTGACCAGGCTATGAACATGGCCAACGGCAAGCAGCCGGACATCGGCGCGCAGTCATCGGCCAACAGCCTAGCGGCCAAGGGCGGCGTCGGCGGCACCATGCTGACCGGTGCCCAAGGCGTAGACCCCAGCAGTTTGTTGTTGGGCAAGAAAACATTATTGGGGAGCTGACTATGTGCGGTGCGCAAATTATGGATATAGCGGGCGGCGCAATTTCGGGCCTTTTCGGCGGCGGTGGTTCTGGCGGCCAAGCTGCGGCAGCTGATGGAACACCGGCAGCTGGCGGAACACCGGCAGCTGCAACCAACGCAACCGATGGCCAACCCCAAGCAGCCAAGACAGCCAGCATCAACGGCGGCACCAACACCGTCGGCCGTGCAGACGGGGGCAGTGGCGGTGGCGGCGGCACCATGCTGACCGGTGGCTCAATGACGGCTGGTGCGTCGTTGGGCAAGACCACACTGCTGGGCGGCTAAGCCATGTCAGAGATCGCACCACGCGACAGGATCTACACCCGCTGGGGCGCGCTCAAGTCTGAGCGCTCGACCTGGTGGAGCCACTGGTCTGAGATCAGCGACTTCGTGCTGCCACGGGCTGGCCGCTTCTTCATTCAAGACCGCAACCGTGGCCAGAAGCGGCACAACAACATCTACGACAACACCGGCACGCAAGCGCTGCGGGTGTTAGCTGCTGGAATGATGGCCGGCATGACGTCACCGGCTCGGCCGTGGTTCAGGCTGGCCACACCGGATGCTGACCTGAACAAGTCGCCGGCTGTCAACCTCTGGCTGAGCCAGGTCACCAAGCTGATGCTCGACATCTTTGCCAAGTCCAACACTTACCGGTCGCTGCATTCAGGTTATGAGGAGCTGGGCGCCTTTGGCACCATGTCCAGCATCATCATGCCGGACTACCAGAACGTCATCCACCACTACCCGCTGACCACCGGCGAGTACTGCCTGGCTCAGAACTGGAAGGGTGAGATTGTCACCATGTACCGCGAGTTCCAGAAGACCGTGGGCGAGATGGTGACGGAGTTCGGCCGCGACAAGTGCAGCACCAGCGTACAAAACCTTTGGGACCGGGGCAGCCTGGACCAGTGGATCACCATCGTGCATGCCATCGAGCCGCGCACCGACCGCGACACCAGCAAGCGCGACAGTTTGAACATGGCTTTCAAGTCGGTGTACTTCGAGATCAACGGCAACAAAGACGTCTACCTGAGTGAGTCAGGCTTTAAGAACTTTCCTGCATTGGCTGCGCGTTGGGCCACCAGCGGCGGCGACATCTACGGCAACAGCCCGGCGATGGACGCGCTGGGCGACATCAAGCAGCTGCAACACGAGCAGATGCGCAAAGCCCAGGGCATTGACTACCTGACCAAGCCACCGCTGCAAGTACCGGCCAGCATGAAGGGCCGCGACGTGGACACGCTGCCGGGCGGCATCACCTTCGTGGACCAAGCCGGTCCAGCTGGTGGCATTCGCACGGCATTCGATGCGCGCATTGATCTGTCCCATCTGCTGGGTGACATCCAGGACGTGCGCGGCCGCATTCGGGGCGCCTTCAGCGCAGATCTTTTCTTGATGCTGGCCAACGGCACCAACAGCGCGATGACCGCGACTGAGGTGGCCGAGCGGCATGAAGAAAAGATGCTGATGCTGGGGCCGGTGGTGGAGCGCTTGCACTCGGAGATGCTCGACCCGCTGATCGAAACGACCTTTGAGCACATGCTGGCTGCCGGCATCGTGCCACCCGCACCGCCTGAGCTGGCGGGCATGGACCTGAACGTGACCTATGTCTCGATGCTGGCCCAAGCGCAGCGCGCTATTGCCACCAACGGGGTGGACCGCTTCGTCGGCAACCTGGGCCAGATCGCCAGCTTCAAGCCGGACGTGCTGGACAAGTTCGACAGCGATGTCTGGGCCGACAAGTACAGCGACATGCTGGGCGTGGACCCTGAGCTGATCGTGGCGGGTGACAAGGTCGCGCTGATTCGTCAGCAACGTGCCCAGGCACAGCAGCAAGCCCAGCAGGCCGCGCAGATGGAACAAATGGCGGGCGCTGCCGGCAAGCTGGGCGGCGTGCAGACGCCTACCGGCAACGCGGGCAACGACGTCATGCAGGCCTTCTCTGGCTACACCACTTCATAAGGCACTAGATGAGCACGCTTGTCGCCGAAGACCTGAACGACTTTACGAACCAGTACAACACCACGCTGACGCCAGAAGACGAGACGGCTTATCAGAAGTGGGCGAAGGACAACGGCAAAGAAAAAGACGTTTACGACTACGACATGCGCGGATTCTGGAAGGCCGACCAACAGTTCTCTGATAACGGTCATGGAAGTGATGAGCACAAGAAGCCAAACCACCCAACCTTCAGCGACCAAAGCAAGTACAGCACCGCTGAGTTGCAGGGCGGGACCTGGGGCAAGGAAGACGGCAAGGACACATTCACTCCGTCAGCTCAAAACCTCAAGAACATGAGCGCGGACCAGCTGAAAACCTACTTTGCCAAGGTCGAGCCGGATGTCATCTTGAAGCTGCCCGAATCAACTGCCAAAACACTTTACCCAAACGACAACTAGGACACCCGCATGGCCGACATGAACATCAAGAGCGACGACACGGCCATGGCTATGTCGGAATACAACTGCTGCCCGACGATCTACCTGAACGATGACCAATGCGAGGCGCTGGGCATCACGACGGCACCGGCGCCTGGCACGGTCTACATGCTCAAGGTGCGCGCAGTGGCCACGCGGGTGACCGCTGAAGTCGAGGAGGCTGACGAGGTCAAAGCTGAAGGCAACAAGCCGGACATCAGCCTGTGCTTGCAGCTGTCCGACATCGAGATCATGCAGGGCGGCGGCCAGGACACGGCGGCCATGCTCTACGGCGACTGACCTGCGGCGATTGGCCTGCTGGTGGGTGGTGCGCGTAACACGCAGACCCGCCTTTAATCTCGCTTCGTGAACCACTACGACCCACTCGATATTGACAGCCAGGACAAGGTCCGTGCCGTGCGTGCAACGCGCGAACAGCTGGCCGACCAGGCTGATATTGATGACGTCAAGTGGCTGATGTCTTCTAAGCGCGGTCGGCGCATTCTGTGGCGCACGCTGGAGCGGGGTGAGGTTTTCAAACTCTCATTCAACACCAACAGCATGTCCATGGCGTTCGCCGAAGGACGTAAGAACGAGGGTCTTCGGACCCTGGCTCTGATCCATTCCGCCAGCCCCGACCTTTACTCAACCATGATGAAAGAGTCACGCGAATGACTACCGAATCCCTTATGACTGACGGTGCCCAAACCACACCCGCCGCCACGTCGTCCCCCGCATCGACATCAACCCCAAGCGCCCCCGCGACGCTTGCGGCTGATGCCGCTGCAACCCAGCAGGCACCTACCGAACTGGCAGCGGCTAACCCCGAAGTCAAGACGGACGAGCCGGCAGCACCACCTGAGAGGGTGGCGCCTGAGTCGTACGAGTTCACTGCGCCGGAAGGTACGCAGATGGACGAGGGCGCGCTCAGTGACTTCTCGGCCTTGGCCAAAGATCTCAAGCTG